CTCTGCCTGAGACCCGACTGGTAAGTCGATTCTTCCGAAGAAGCAGCACCACCTGTGTCTCATCACCTTATCCAGCATTTGCCAGAAAGATTATTCAGTCACTCCCTATGTTGCGTCCAACAGATATAATATACCACCCTTGTCAACTATTGTCAACCACCTCTCCAATTATCCAGGATTCCTCATCTATTAATTCCCTAACAGCATCAGGGAATGGTGTTACTAGAGCAAACCCTATACCACAATTGAATACCCTTCTCAACTCTTCCTCTGTTATATCCTCAGTTAGAGGGTTGGACTGTGCACCTCTCTGTATTACATTGTATATCTCTGGTCTCTCCCATGATGTCCAATCAATCTGAGCATGAAGACCTGATGGTATAACTCTATCAATATTCTCCTGTAGTCCACCACCTGTGATGTGTGCCATACCAAAGACAGCATGCTCACCCATGCTTGTCATTAGTTTTTGTACCATAGGTGCATAGATGTGAGTAGGAGTAAGTAACTCTGGATGCTCCTTGTATACTAACTCATGTCTCCACAACATATCATTAATGAGACTAAACCCATTACTATGCAGTCCACTACTTGCTACACCAACTATAGTATCACCATTCTTTATACCACTTCCGTCAATTAAATTATCTTCTCTGTCTACTATACCAGTGGCAAACCCTGCCATGTCATATTCATGCTGTCTATAATGCTCTGCTGTCTCTCCACCTAACAGTCTCATACCTGATATCTCACACCCTTTGTAGATACCAACCATAATATCTGCTATGTTAGCATCTATCTTCCTAGTAGAAATATAATCTAAGAAGTATAATGGTTTAGCACCACAACAAACTAGATCATTAACACACATAGCAACAAGATCAATACCAATAGTTGTATAATCACCTGCAACTGCTGCGATATTAATCTTAGTCCCTACACCGTCAGCACTAGAGACTAGTACTTGACCGTCAGGTAGTGGGAATGCTCCAGAGAAACCACCCACACCTGGAATCGACTTAGCAAATGAATTACCTTTGTCGATGTCTACAGGATATCTCATTCTTCAAACGTGGTAAGTTTTAAGTATTTCTCATACAACCTACCCATTTCAGGTTCAGTTGCACGAGACTTCCACATCTGTCTTAGGATCTTCTTGAAGTCATCCATTGGTACTACTACTGAAAGACTACCGTTAGTATGTGCTTCCATTAGATATCGCCTGGTGCTCTGTTTTCTGAGTAATCTACATTAAACATCTCACCTGGATAACGTGATGCTAACTTAAGAGTATTAGTATAGATAACCTCATCGAGTCTTAAACCTAATGCTAATGCTGCTTGTGCTGCATACCATATGATATCACCCAACTCTTTCTCTAAGTGCTCCTTAGTTTTAGCATTGTATGGTTTACCTTGGAACTTTAACTTCTTAACAATCTCCATAAACTCACCAGACTCAGCAGCAAGACCACTACCAGCAGTATCTAATCTCTCTATCTTACAACCTGCTTCCTTCAACTCAGCATATCTTTCTAGCAATGCATTATAATCCTTACTAGCAGGTGATGTAACTCTATCTACAAACTCCATGTAGTTGTCTAAGTCAATCTCAAACTTCTTAGGTTTCTCTTTCTCTGCTTTCTTCTTCTCCTTTACCTTCTCCTCAAGTCTTTCCTTTGCAGCAGGTGCTCTACCCATCCTCTTATCTTCGAGCATCTCTTCAGGGGTCTTAGGAGTTTCATCCATGACCTTCTTTGCTCTTTCCTGTTGCTTCTCAGATTCATCACGCATCTGATTATTAATTCTTTCTGCCTCGGCATCCTGTCCAGGATCCTGTGGTGGCATATTAGTTAGATCTTGTTCAGACATTATACTTTAAATCCCTCGAATGTTTTTTTAGTGTCAGTAACTGGTTCTATATCACCAGCATCGATGATGTCATCCTGTTGATCACAATCATACAGCCTCATCTTCGCTCTGTCAATCCCTATAACGAATCTCTTATACATTGTAGGGTCATTATATCTATTCTTTAACTGCTTAACCATTATTTGATTGAGACCTTCTAGGTCTTCAGTACTAATAAGAGCAAGCATAAGATCAGCTGTGGCAGGAAGACCAAAGGATTCAGAGGTGTCAGTAAGCTCAACGTCACTACTACCGTAACCAGCACGAGTCGTTTGCGTCGCTGATACAATGGGTAGATCGTATTCGACTGCCAACCCTCTGAGTTCCTCTGCGATTGCTTTAACATAAGTGTAACTATTAACTATAGTGCCTTTGTACCTAGCACTTGCACATATATTAAGATAGTCTATGAAGATTATATCAGGACTGAAACCTTTCTTCATAGACAATTCATTTAAGAGTGCCTTAAAATGACCTACATGTGCAGATGCTGTAGGATATTCTTTAACAATCAACTTACCTTGTGTCTTCTTAGTTAACTCCAGCAACTTGGAGGAGTACTTTTCTTTGGTGAGGAGTGGACTGTTGAGTTGTTGGATTGGGATGTCCAAAAGGTTGGCATCAATTCGCTCTGCAATTTTCTCCTCTGCCATCTCCATTGTAATGTAGAGAACGTTCCTCCCTTGGAGCAGCACGGAGCTAGCAACATGGCACATGAATAGAGACTTCCCGACACCTGTACCAGCAAGTGCGATATTAAGAGTCTTATTAGGTAGACCACCTTTTGTAATTTTGTTAAGATATTCGAGATCGAACGGAATCTTCTCTTCCTTCTTGTGATAGAAGTCATATCTGTCATCAGAGTCTTGTATGTAATCGTGTCCTACATGATCATCAAAACACACACCAAGGGCCTCGGACATGATACTCGGTATCGCATCCTTAGTACGTGTTTTGTCTTGTCCATCAGCAATCTTGACGGACTCCATTAAGGCAAGGTAAATTGCCTTCTCTTTACACCACTTCTCAGTGGTCTCGATTAACCAGTCCTCGTTATAATGATCCCTATCTAAATTATTAAGAAACTGCTCAACCTCCTTGTATATTTCGTCGGAGATGTCCCTACGTTTCTCTACTTCTATCTTTAGGGCGTTGGGTTCGGGGGTGGTTTCAAACTTGTTGACATAATCAGACAAGGTACTAAAGAGTATCTTGTGTGAAGTGCTGTCAAAGTAATCATCCTTAATGAAAGGTAACACCTTCTTAGTATACGTGTCGTTGAGGATCAGTTTACTAAGGGTGATGTCTTCGATCTTCATACTCATGTGTAATGCAGATAGGTAGTGAGAGCGTATTTGTCTTGATCTATAGGTGGTCTATACGAGTGAGCGTAGGTCCATGTAGATGGAAACAACACTACTCTACCACGTTTGGCCTTAACTGTGAAGTCCATGTCATCAAATACAATCTCTCCACCCTCTACGTCATTTAAAAACATATGGTATGTAAGAAATCTTCTTGCGGAGTTATGATCTCCAACGTCAATGTGACGTTTGAATGAGTCCTCCGTCTTATGTTGATACTTAATCAACTTAACTTGCTCTAGTGAATTCTGTCTAGGCCAATACCTTTCAACATCAAGGTCTTTCATGTACTTCTCACCACATGTTTTAATGGCGATCACAACCTGTTGATGTAATGGATTCCATTTAGTATTGTTTTTAATCTCAACCTCTTCTGTTACATTGATACAGTTGAAGTTAAAGACATCTGAATCTAACCTAGCGACTATAGATGGATCTTTATCGAACATATCTATTGCATTCTTGCATAGATTGTCATCTAATACATCGTCATAAGTGACGATAAATTTACTAAGATCCATATGAAAACTCCTTGGCTGCACACTCATCTAGTGCTTGTAAAATTTCTGGCGAGAAATATTTATCGGGATCTTTATATACTACGGAAGGGTAAACCGATTCATCACCTATGACAATACGATTACCTTTACGTTCAAAGACTCCATACTTCTCTCCTAATTCTAGCAGACCATAGTACCGATCCAGTCCTCTTTCATCATAATATAAGCGAATCGACACTTGAGCATTCTCTTTAGCAAGTCGAGACTTAGCGAGTTTGGCTTTGATTATATTACCCACCACCTCTTTACCATCCTTTTCCTTAGCCTTACTAAGGTAGATGATATTAGATGCTGCATACTTTAAACCACTGCCTCCACCCATCTCTTTGGTCGGTACATATGCACCCACCACATCATATGTATGGTTGGTCACAATTAGAGGTACATTTGCTTTACCTAGTTTAAGGGTAAGCACACGGAAGATAGATTTAACTACCTGTGCACGTGTCATATCTCTAGTCTCTTTACCTGCTTCACTGTCTTCCATCTCTTTAGAGGTGGACAGCATACCTAATGAATCAAGCACCATTATCATAGGTGGTTGATTCTTCTCTGCCATATATTTGTCAAGGATCTTGATTGCCTGTGTCCTAAACTCTTGCACTGTAGTCACAGGGACTATAATCATACGACTGGAATCAATACCACGATTCTCAATCAGATCTTTACTCAACGCACTCTCAGACTCAAAATAAATAACCCCACCATCAGGATTAGATTCGAGGAAATTACGTACGATACCAAGACAGAAAAACGTTTTGCCTGTGCTTGATTCACCTGCAATAGCTGTGATCTTATTCCCTGGAACACCTCCTTGGATGCTTCCTGAGACAAGTCCGTTAAAGATGTACGAACCTGTGTCGATAAACGAACCAGTATCACCAGCAGCGACACCATCACTAACGATAGCAGCGTATTCATTGTCTATCTCTTTGACTATATCTTTTAAAAAACTCATCTTTTATTGGGTGAATGACCATGTGCGATTCCTAACTCATGCATTTTAGCATGCTCATCAATAGGATCTTTAACATCCTTACCTCCTGGACCGAAGGTTAACCACACCCCACCCACTACTAATAGTAATAGGAGTCCTGTGATTATAAAAACTAAGACCATAGTGCCTCTAAAGTATTTTTCTTCTCCGCATCCCAACCTACTGTATCAAGTATGGCTTTCAACGGTGCAAGGAAACTCTTCTCAAATTGTAGGTCATAGTCGATAGATTCGTCAAGCCCAAATTCCTTTGGAAGAGTCTGGAAGAATGAGATTATATTCTCATTAATCTTATTTGGTGTGCGAAGATGTAAGTATTTAATCTTCTCACCTTCTTGAATGATAGGGTACTTGTGCTGTAGTTTCTTCTTCTTAATCCAGAAGTTATACAATAGAGATCCCCTCACATGCATAGGACATCCCTTGCCATATATTGTAGCACTGGATGTATTCTTTGCTATATTATTACACCCACGAGGGAATGCAATATCCTCTGGTGACATCTGCTCAAACCTTTCACGGAAGTCTTTAATATATTTCTGAGTATCACTCTCACTACCTGTCATAATAACATCAAGTGCTTCCTTAATGGCAGTACGACATGGCATAGGTGTAGAAGACTTAACTGCTTCAATACCCATCATCTTTAGTTTAGGTTTCTCATACTGGACACCCTCACTATTCCATACGTTTAAAATATATCTCTTCTTAGCAGTCCATATGCCTTTGTTTGCTATGTTCTCACGCTTCATGATCATCTTCTGATCATATGCATTTACATAGGTTGCCATTTCTTCATAAGAACTCGCAATATAGCGATCAAGTTCCACATCACACACCTTTTTAAGGAACCTAAGTGTACTCTGATCGTCCTTCTCTCCACTGGGGAATACAGCTTGTACCAGAGGACCAAGATTAAGGTAAATAGAATCAGTGTCACTAGCAATAACATAATCAGTCTCCTCTGTTTTTAATACTTTGTTTAAATATTTGTTTACTTTATTTTCTATCCATCGGATTGCGACTTGTCCTGATAGAGTGATTGCTTCAGCGTTCGCAAGATTGTAATACCTGAAGTATTGGTTACCGATAGCACCGTAGGCAGAGTTAAGTTGGATCTTTCTTGCCATCTGGACGTTATTAAACTTAGCAATGTCTCGCTTGAGTTGTGCTGTTGGTTTTGTTTCATACTCTTGCTTCGCCTTAAGCATTTTCTTTTTATATATTGTCCTCTCATCATAGATGCGTTGCATCATCTGGGGGAGGAATCCGTGGATGTCCTTACGATATTGTGCTCCGTTGGCACACACTGCAAAGTCTCCATCGATCCGAACTCTTCTATTGAGCAGTCCTTCAACTGTGGCAGTGGGATGTCTTCTTTCAACAAGGGTTTCTGGGGAGATGTTGTACTGCATGATGAGGTGAGGGTACAGACTGTTGAGGTCAAAACTAACAACCCAATCATAGATGCCAGGCTTCGGTTCCTTGACATATGCTCCTGCGTATTTGTCATCTTTCTTTGTCTTACTTTTAGGTGGAACTACTACGTTACTCTTACTAAGATCATTATAGATCAATGTATCCCAGACTCTAACCTGTGAATACACATCAGTAAAGTTAACCTTAGCATCGTATGCCATAGCAACACACAACTCAACGAGTTTCATCTTATCTTCCAGACGGTCAACAAGATCAACGTCATGTATGTTGTACTCTACGAAACGATCCCAATCATTAGTATAGAAATCTTTAAAGTTTTCATACTGTGAGTGGTCTAACTTAGCATCATCCAATTCTACCATAGCTATATGGTCTAGTCGGTATGACTCTTGGTTTGTGTAAGTAAACTTCTTATAGAGGTCAAGATAGTCAAGGATGTTAACACCAGTAAGATCATAAGCAATGTTCTTACGTCCCTGAATGATAATCTCTCTGTCATGCACCCTCTTCCAAGGTGACAGAGACTTCTTCCACTTCTCTCCCAGTATTCTCTCTACTCTACGACAGATATATGGTATGTCATAGAGGTTACAGTTCCATCCTGTAATAATGTCAGGAGTATTCTGCACCCACCATGCTACAAAGTCCTCAAGCATCTCTGCTTCAGTCCAGAAGACACGGTATTCATTATCAACGTTTGCTTCTCTAGTACCCCAAGTAATAATCTCCTTGGAGTTGAAGTCCTTAATAGTAATGCATAGCATCTCCTCAGCAGATGCTTCTACATCAGGGAATCCATTCTCACATGCAACCTCGATGTCAATCGTATAGATCTTCATCTTAGTCATATCATAATCAACATCACCAGAAAACTTCTTAGAAATATGCTGGTAAAGATATCTCTCATACCCATGGACTTCTAAACCAGCAGCATTCTCATACTGCTTAAGGAATTCACGTGCCTCTCTAGCACCATCAAACTTCTTTGGGTATGCTTTCCTACCATCCAAGGTCTTATACTTAGATGGTTTCTTCTGTGCATCAGGTACCAGAAACAATACTGGTTGAGATTTCTCTCTATACTGGACAGGTTGTCCATTCTCGTATCCACGATAGAGAATATCATTCCCTAGCAGACAGAGGTTTGTATAGAATTCACTCACTAGCAGTTGCCTCTCCGTACTTCTCAGCTATAACAGCAGATGGATCTAGTATAGTCAATACCTGATCAGATGTCAAGAACAAATCTCTCTGATCTGTATGGAGTGGAAACTTTTCCAGAGTACCCTCTGGTGTCACATAGTAACAGTCCTCCAGTAGAAGACTTGGTTCCTCATCCAACTCAGTTATCTTACCCAGCAAATAAGTTGTCGGGTGGTGCTTGAGAATAATCAACTTGAGCATCATCTTTCTTTAAATTGTTGTACTTGTCTATCGCTTGCTTCCATCCTTCCTCTACATTCTTGTGAGGGTCAGAGATGGATACCACTGAGTATAGTGTAACGATATTCCTTCCAGTAGACAACGGTGACCATGGGAAGAACTCTAATTCTATACTACCAAGGCAGTCCATGGGGTCAACTGTAGTCTCTTGAAACATTTCCTCAGTATTCCTGAGAATACTGACAGTAAAGGCATCTACAAACTCGTAAGCAATCGCAGACTTTCCTTCTTCAGGACGTATCTCCTTGATATCAGCTACTACGTCCTCTCCGTTTTGCATTCTTGCGACTTTTACGGTCATAGTCTCTCTCCATAAGGTTATCAAATGTATACTTTACTAGGTCAACGAATGCTCGTCGAGCAGTGATGTTCTTTTCTTCAGCCAGAATGTGTACCATCTGGTTGAAGTTATCAGTATACTCTGGAGGAAGGTCAACTGTCAAGGTGTCCTTCTTCTCCGATGGACCTGTACACAGGTTTACATACATGTTCATAGTTTCATCCACAAAAAAGAGACCCTTTGGGTCTCTTCGGTTGTGTATTATATATGTTAGTAATCATCTAGGTCTGTCGTGTTACTCTCAACCCACTCAGCATTGTTTCGACAGTA